TACACTGAGAATGTACCCCCCTACACTGAGAATGTACCCCCCTACACTGAGAATGTAACAGAAATACACTTTAAATACAATTTGAAAAAAGAAGAAGAAGAAACGCGTGAAAGTGAACTTCAAACCTTAGAAGAAGAAAAAAACAAAGAAGGATTTACTATGCCGCCCGCCGCCGCAAATTTCGCCGCCTTCGACCTGGACACCGCCGCCACCGCCCTTGCCTCCGATCCGCTATGCCGTGACCGCTACGGCCGCGAAGTAGAGCGCACCCCGGAGCAAGCCAAAGAAGAACACCCTAAGGCCGTAGCCATTTTTACAGAGGATCAGCGGGCGGTGTGTACCATCTACCATAGCAACAGACAATTTAGGGCGCATTACTTCGCCTGGTTGGCAAAAAGAAAACAAGCGCGGGAGCGGGATAAGCAGGTGGCGGCAAAAGCACCACAAGGCAAAACATTTGAATCCACCACCCTCCCCAAAAACCTCCCGGTATTCAGATGAAAACAATACATCCAGTAGATTGGTACGCATCCATATTTAACCAGCACCACTACGAAACAGAAGGATTTACATGGGATTACGAGGCCGCAAACGATGATGATGTGTTTTGGACAAAGCCCGTTTCTCAGGAATTGATTGAATTTCTAACTACTGTAATTGTAAAGATTACAAAGCCCGAAAAACTACCTGAGCTTAAAAAAAACATAGCCTACCTAATCGGCCTTAGACACCGCCAACAGGTAGCCTGGACAAACAAACTCGCAGACTTTGATAACCGCCTAAACAATACCGCAAAATGGGTGCAGGAACATACACAATAGACGGCGAAATCCAAAAGCGCTACGAAACAGCTTTTGAAACGCTGGCTTTTCGCTGCCTTGGTGAGCCGTACAATTTCCACCGCGTTGCTCAGATGCTTTTGCCTGGTATGCTAAAGGCAGACATAACCCCGGCGCGTATTGTGTCGGCTTGTATGGCGCAATACAGCGAAAAAGCAAGCTACACACCGCAAAGCGTTGCGCTGGCCTGTGGGCTTCCCAAAGAATTGCTTTTGCAATACGCGGGTAAGGATAGCGAAATGAGCCTGCCCGATGCAATGGAAACTTTTTTAACCTACTATGGCCAATGGGTAGAGGTTAGGGTTTCAGAGCAAACGCAGGGCTATGTTATACGCGGCCTAAGCTCTGAAGAAATCCAATCTGAGCAAGCAAAAGCCCGCCGGGAATATGGCCTTTGTGCAAGGCTTGAGCAATCAGACGGGAAGGATGGATTTGAAGCAAAGTTGGCTGCCGCCTTGGAAGGTCGCATTGTGGATTACCCGGTTAAACCGTTCCTGCCTTCGCTTCGATCCGTAGTGCAGCATTACGAACCAGGGGACTATATAGCAGTTGGCGCATTGACGGGCAACGGCAAAAGCTATTATGCCCTGAACCAGATAAAACACACTGCAGAGGCCGGAATCCCTTGCACCCTGATCAATTTGGAGAACAGCCCGGAAAACATGCAAAAGCGCCTTTGGCAGATGGAGGCGGGCGTTTTGTTCAAAGAAGATTTGAGAGCTAATGAAACGCAAATGAGGCACTACCTGGATACATGGCAGCGCATTAAGACACTTCCGATTAAAGGTTTTAATCCCGGCAGGACGCTAAACGCAATACTAAACACAATCAGGCAGGATTTTTACGAACGTGGAACGCAATTCGCAGTCATTGACTATGCACAATTAATAAGTGTTCCAGGCTGGAAAGGCAACCGGAATTATGAGCTAGGAGAAGTTAGCGCGGAATTGCGGTCTTTGGCTTTGGAGTTAAAAATCCCCATCATGGCGTTGGCACAATTCAAACAGGAGGTAAGCAAGACAGGCAACAAGCGCGGCGGGCTGTATGATATACGCGACTGTGCAAACTTTGCCCAAGATGCAACCTTTATGCAATCCCTTTACCGGCCGTCTGTTTTTGACATTGACACAGATGATCGGGGCGTTCCGTATCCTGAAAAGTATGCAGATGTATTTGTGTGCAAGGGGAGGGAAACTGGAATTGCTCTTTGCGAGGCTCGCTTTGATCCAATACGCGGCTTTTATCCACCTGATGATCTACCAACCCCCACACAATTACCCACAACAGACTTCACCAACCATAGACCGCAAAACTATGCAGACATTCCTTTCTGAGTTCGACCTTGGGGAGACGCTTTTACACCATAGCGGCTTTGTAAAAGTGTTTGGCCGTGAACGCGATAAAAGCGGCGTAGTGGTGTATTACTGGGTTTATGATGGGCAAAAGAGATTTACCGCAAAACCTGAAGAACTGCAAAAAGTATGAAAAAAAATGGGGCTTTCGCCCCGTGCCTACATTTTAGGCTTTTTTGTGCCTTTCGGCTTTTTGACTTTTTTCATTTTTTTAAAAAAATAGTGATGGACAAATATATTGCTTTTTCGGGTGGAGTTGAAAGTACGGCAATGTGTATTTTATACGGCAAAGGTGCTACCGCAGTATTCACCGACACGGGAAGCGAACATGCGGAAATGTATAAACGCATTGACAAGGTAGAAAAGGCGCTAATTGAATTGCACGGTGGTGGCTTTAGGCTTATTCGCCTTCGTGCCAGCGTAACGGTGAAGGGCGAAAAGGTGGACAGTCTTACAGAGGCAGTCAAAAGAAAGTCCTTTTTCCCGTCTGCAAGCATTAGGTATTGCACGTCAGGGTTTAAGATAGCCCCACTTGACAACTTTCTTAAATCACAGGGAGAAAGCGAGTTGCTTATAGGGTTGAACGCAGACGAAACAGACAGAGAAGGCAACCACGGCCTATTGGCAAACGTACATTACCGCTACCCTTTACAGGAAGATGGATACACGCGGCAGGACTGTGTTGACTTACTTGAAAAGTATGGCTTAAAACCAGACTTCCCGGCATACATGAGACGCGGCGGCTGCATTTTTTGCCCTTTTAAAAGTAAAAAAGAATACGCTGCAATGGTACACCTTGCGCCTGATGAAATAAACCTTGTTCGGGTATTGGAAGAAAAAGCACAAGACAAACGCGGGAAATATTATCGTATTCGTCACAACATGCCAGCAATGCGGGATTTTATAGAGATTGAAAAAAACAACCTTTTTGGCGACCTATCGCCATACTACGACGCAAGCGAGGAACAATATTCGTGTGGTGTATTTTGTCACAGATAACAAACAAAATTATGATCTACGCATTAACCCCATCAGAGTACCAGGCACTATACCGCCGTTCTGAAGTGCCTAACATGTGGATACGGGCTGGAATGGTCGGTCCGTGGGTACATCTGGTAAACATGCTGAATAAGCAAGTAACGTGCAATACACTTGAAAAGCACATAGTCGCGATTCATGGAATAAACTAAACAGATCATGAAAAAATACCCACAATACCCCGTAACCAAATTGCAGCGCGATTTTATGCCGCTCGAAGATGATGGATTAAATACCACCCTTTCAGCAATGGCGCAAAACATCATAGAGTTCCAGGCGCCTGAAACGGCAAAGGCAAATCTTTACGAACGCATCAACAAATACCAGCCGGAATTTTTACAGCCGGTTAAAAACATGTTTAAACAATGGGAAACTTCACAACCGAACACGCAGAAATGAAAAAAGAACTTGCTTGCGATTTATACCGCGACCACTTCCAAAATTACAAGCGCTATTCCATCCCGAAAGCGCAGTTAATTATCGCAGACATTCCCTACAATTTAGGTAATAATGCATATGCATCAAATCCTGGATGGTATAAGGATGGTGACAATAAAAACGGAGAGAGTGAACTTGCCGGAAAATCTTTCTTTGATACAGACGAAGATTTCCGGCCTGCGGAGTTCATGCACTTTTGTTCAACTATGCTTGTAAAAGAGCCTAAAGGCAAAAACGAGGCACCATGTATGGTTATTTTTTGCGCATTTGACCAACAAATGTATCTCATTGAATTGGGCAAGCGGTACGGGCTGAATAATTACATAAACCTTGTATTCAGGAAAAACTTTTCAGCGCAAGTTTTAAAAGCGAATATGAAGGTAGTAGGAAACTGCGAATATGGGCTTATTCTTTACCGTGACAAACTCCCTAAGTTTAGGAATAACGGCAAAATGATTTTTAACTGTATGGATTGGCCGCGCGATACGGCATCAGAAAAGATACATCCAACTCAAAAGCCGGTCGAGCTTTTGAAAAACATTATTTCAATTTTCACTGATCCTGGGGATGTGGTTATTGATCCGGTTGCGGGTAGCGCATCAACTCTTATTGCGGCTCAGGATCTTGGTCGGCCCTCTTATGGGTTTGAAATAAAAAAAGAGTTTTACACAAAAGGCAAAGCGTGGATCCAGGAAGAAAAAACAATGATAAAGGAGATAAAAGAACTTGGTTTTGCCAAAACAAAGGTTAATAAATTGTATCCAACGCTTTTTTAGAATGGGAAACTTCAAAGGGTGGACAGCCGAATCAGTAAAGGCGGTCGAAAGCAAGCAACTGGACACCCGGATAAAAGCCAAAGCGGCAAAGCAGGTGAAAGAAAGCGCCAACCGGATCACAGCTAATATAATCCGGGCTATCAATATGCAGCCTGGATGTGTAGCGTACCGGATAAACAATGTTGGTGTATGGGATGCTGAAAAACAGGTGTACCGCAAAGGGAACACACAAAAAGGAATCTTTGATATTATGGCCATCATCAAAGGCCGGGCTGTATGGATTGAGATAAAAGCCGGGCGCGACAAGCCCTCCACCGATCAGCTTATTTTTCAGCAGGAAATTCGGGGCGCGGGTGGCATTGCGGAGTTTGTGTACTCTACGGATGAAGGACTAAAATTAATCACTAGCATTTTGATACAATGAAACAAGTGGAATTAACCGAGCAAATTTTGAGGCTGTATGTGGGGCGTTTTTTCGGCAATGGAGAAGGCAAAGTGGAAATTGTAGGGAATATACGTTTAGGCTTAGACGATTCTTGGGGCATAGAACAAATGCTCCCCCACCTTCGCCGCCTATCCAGCATCACAGAGGAGGAAGCGAATGAGTTTTGGGCATTGACAAACGATAGAGATTTCTCGAAACCTTATTCGGATAACTTTTACGACCTAACAGAATATAAAACCGTATCAGAGTGGTTTAATGCTTTTTATGGGAAATGGGGCGTTTTGCATACTTTTTACAACGCATCCGAATTTCTCTACCTAACTGGTAGAGGCTTCGATCTGTTTGGCCTCATTGAGGCCGGACTTGCAAAGGAGGTGAGCGAATGAAACACATCGTTTACATGCTAATTCACCTGCCCTGCGTTTGGCGCGTAAAGATCGGCATAACAGGCAGGAGCAGCAAAGAGCGGGCAAAACAGGTAAGCCGGGCTATGCCGGGCGTAGCTATCCCGGTGGGCATTTTGTTTATTCCATTTTTAGCGCACCCGGTTGAACAGGCGCTGCACTCGCTTTTCCAACCACTACAAACCAGGTTCTACCGGGGCGACGGATCTACCGAGTGGTTTCTAATCTTGGTAGCCCCGGTGTTTTACGGGTTTATGTGGTTGCACATGGTAGCGTGGTGGTGGGTGTTACGGTTAATTTTTAAAACGATTTAAGAAAAGTGAGTAACGAAAAACAACAAATAAGCATCGTACAAAACCGGGACTGCATGGAAGCTATGGCAGAGCTCCCGGATAAGTTCTTTGAACTGGCAATAGTTGATCCGCCGTATGGGATAGGTGAAAGCCGAAGAAAAAACTACCACCCTAAGGCATATACAAATTACAAGCCTGCAGATTGGGACAATAATAGGCCAGATCAACGATACTTTAAAGACCTTTTCAGGGTTTCAAAAAATCAAATAATATGGGGCGGTAATTACTTTGATTTGCCACCAACTGCAAAGCCGATAATCTGGGATAAGATGCAGCCCGAAGGCATAGATCAAGCGATGTTTGAATATGCCTGGAACAGTCAAAACAAAGTACAGGCTAAAATATACAGACAAAGCGCCACGTCAAACACAAACAATGTTTCAACAAGCCGCTGGCACGCAAGTGGCAACATTCGCATACACCCAACGCAAAAGCCCGTAGCTTTATACAAATGGCTTTTATCCAACTATGCGAAGCCGGGCGACAAAATACTGGACACGCATTTGGGTAGCGGCTCCAGCCGGATAGCGGCCTGGGATATGGGTTTTGATTTTTGGGGGTATGAATTAAGTGAGCATTACTACCAAGAGCAAGAAAAGCGATTCAAAGCCCATATTTCAAAGCCTGTGCTTTTTGCACCTGAAGAAATGTACCAGGCAAAGCAAAAAACACTGTTTTAAAATATAACCCGATCCGCAGCATCCAACACGCTTCCTGGGGGTCGCGAGTTCGAGTCTCGTTTTCCGCTCAATTATGAGAATCAATAAGTTAAGGGCAGTTGTTCAGAATTACTGAATAACTGCTTTTTTGATGGATTCTAACAAAACCAGTAACAAAAGGGTAAAAACGTACTACCTGAAAAAATTTTTAGTTAAAGTTTTAAATAAGTCTTGCACAATTAAAAAATGTATGTATCTTTGTACTATCAATAACGAAACGCCGCAAGGCATCACACACTAAAATAAAACGCCATGACATTCGCACAACTTTCTACCGCAAAAGCAAAACACGAAGTAGCCGCTAAAACGGCTCGTTACTGCGGATACAATGCAAAATGTGTTAAAAACACAAATGAAGTTCAGCCTTACGAAGTTGTAGTTGTTGGCGTTTCAGTTGACCAGTGCAAAGGCCTTCAGGTTTCACTTGAAAATCTTTTGAAATATCCGGTTAACGTGGTTTGTAAATAAATGCCCCCCCCCGCCCTGAAATACGGGCGGGTATTTTTTTACACACATGGAAAACAAAAAGAACCCCCGGAACGCGGGAGCCAAACCAAAGCACCCAAGCGGGACAAAAGTGCGGCTCTCGCTTCGCCTCCGGGCTGACCTTTACGACAAAATCCAGGCAGACGGGCGCGGCGCGGTTGCCGTGATTGAGGAAGCGCTGGAAAGGCTTTTTGATGGGCCTGACTCGTAAGCATACAAAAACCCGACCTTAGTCTTTGCACTTTGGCGCGGGTTTTGTATATTTGCCCCATTGAAACACGAAGCGTGTGAGCGATTGAATGGTAACAGCGAGTGAAATAGTAGCGTTTAGTTCGTCCATCTACGGGACGAAATTTGAGAAAACCCCCGGAGCGGTGAATATCCTCTACCTGGAAGGATGCACTGCCGCCACGCTGGAACCGAACCCAGACCTGCCCGACCTTTGGAATGACACCTCCCTGATTATTCAATTTGATGCCTCCGGACTTGCATACTTTGCCCACAAAGCAGAGGCGACAAGCGAACCCGGCCTTAGCGCCACTATGTCGAAGCGATCTGCGCGGCTTGGTGGCGTTTTCCGTATTGCAATAGGATTCCACGAAAACAAATGGAGGCTTGGATTCCACCAAAGGAACACCCACCACCCGGCACTCGTTCAGGTTGCCCCGATCACGGGACACCGCGACCGCAACCGCGACGGGAAAAGAACAGCCGACCCACTCACCCAGGATGTTACCGGATTGAATCAGCATGGCACACGGCCCAACCTTCGCAGCGTTCGCGTAGGGGAATGGTCTTATGCGTGCCTGGTTCGCAGGATGTGGGCTGAGCACATGGAGTTTTACGGGATGTGTGCGAACGACCCACGGGTGAAAGCAGATGTTAACTTTACATTCTCTACCACCGTGGTAGATTTTAGTGCTTTTTGGAAATGGCGTGAAAAACAGATTTGATATGGGAGCTGAGAAACAAAAGACTGAAATGTTCCAACTCAAAAAAAATTATTGCTGGTTAACCGGATTCCCGGTCAACTATTCAGAGTGGAACCGCGACCGTGAAGCGGAATACATAAGGAAAAAAAACAAACAAAACAAAAAAGAAGATGGCAAAGTACAGATTGAAACGGGAGGTTAACCCGATCGGCAAAACCTTTGAAATGACATCCTATGTGGATGGGCAAACGCATAAGCGCACCGTGAAATACCGGGTTTTTCACGTTCACGGCGCTACCAACTACACGCCGATTGAGGAGCCGATTGTGTACGCGGAAATTGCGACAAAGGAACACTACAACTCAAACCCCTTTATGTCATTGCCGCTCTCAAAGTTTGCAGAGCTGTTTCAGTTTGCCCCAGAGGAAGATATTTTCTGGGAGGCTGTGAAGCAATATGATTTTCAGGAAGTGGCAGACGGGGCAGAAATTGTGGGGGAAACGGAATAGGACATGGCAGATATACGAACGGTTAAAATAGCATTTAAAGACCTGGAGTTTTTGCAGGACAACCCGCGCAAAATATCCCGGCAAGACCTGGAGCGATTAGCCGGGGAGATAAAGCGCGACCCGGAGTTCTTTAATTCCAGGCCGTGCCTTGTGAACTACCAGGACGGGCGTTATTTGGTTTATGCCGGATTCCAACGCGCACACGCGGCAAATACGGTGCTGAAGTGGAAAGAAATCCCTTGCAGCGTAGAGAACGACCTACCAACGGAAGTGATGCGCCGCAGGGCTATCCTGGATAATACCCACGCGGGCAAATGGGATGCCGATACGCTGGCAAACTGGGAGTTTGAACCGGAAGAACTGGCAGATATGTGGGTTAATCCGGCTGTATGGGGCGGGGATGGGGGAGGAGGTGGTTTAGTAGATGTAATTTTGCCGGAAATACCTCCTGAAGATGAATTGATAGCAGATGCAAAGAACAAGCCGCCAACTATGAAAATAACATTCCCAACGCCGGAAGATTTACAAAAGGCTGAAAGTGAAATTCAGGAGGTTATCAACAGGCTTTGTCCAAAGGCTTTTTATTCAGTAAGTGCTGGCGAAATATGAGAGTAGAAAGAGCCAGTTTTAAAGCAATTAAATACGCTTGCATAAATTTCCATTATGCAAAAAGATTGCCAAGCAACCCAATTGTAGCTTACTCTATTTTTGAGGGTAACATTTGGTGTGGTTGCATTTGTTTTAATTCTGGCATAGAGGGAATTAACAAGCCTTATAACTTAAAAATGGGGCAAGTAGCTGAACTTGTTAGAGTGGCACTGAATGGTAAGCAGTCAAGCACATCAAAGGCTATTTCTATTTGTTTAAGGTTGTTTAAGATTCAAAACCCACTCGTTAAAATTGTTATTAGTTACGCTGACACTGACGAGGGCCATATTGGCACAGTTTATCAAGCATCTAATTGGATTTTTGAGCAGACAAAAAAAACATCTAATGCTTTTTTTTGTAAAAAAACGGGTAGGCAGATTCACTCAAGGCAGGTTTCAAAAACTGGATTTAATATTCAGTTTGGAATAAATAAACGGTGCTTTAGCAAAAAAGACGTTTTTGAGGTAAAAAAGGGTGTTAAGCATAAATACATATACCCACTTGACAAATCAATGGTTCCATTATGCAAATCATTGAGCAAGCCATATCCAAAGAAAGCACAACATGCGGCAGAAGCATTGATGGATGATGCGACCGGCATTCCAGCCGGGGAGGGCGTTCGATTCGACCCTGCCGCTCCAAAACAGGCGTAAAACAATTTAAAAACAGTTTATTGCCACGAAAAGACATATACAAAGATGCTGTTCCTTTTAAGAAGGGCCAAAGCGGAAACCCCAACGGACGGCCTAAGAAGCTGCCTGAATTGGACAAGCTACTGGCTGGGGTATTGGGCGACGAACAGAATGGAATGACGGCAGGAGAGGCCATTTTGATGCGCCTACGCAAAGACGCATTGAACGGGAATATCAGAGCCGCCGAGATCCTGCTCGATCGGGCATACGGCAAACCGAAACAGCCGGTGGAGCATAGCGGCGACCAGGATAAGCCGATCAAAGTTCAGACAGACAAACTAAGCCGGGAGGAGTTAGAGCTCCTCACCAAGCTAAGGGAAAAAAAGATTTAGGGTTTTAATTCTGCATTTTGTACTTTTTTTTGGTTTGGCCCGGCTCTGTCAAATGGGTCGGGCTTTTTAATACATGGTCAAAGAAATTGAAATTTCAGAGGCTTTAATCGAACGGGCGCACCGTGAACTGGCGGCACTCGATTTCCGCTATTTCATCCAGCAAGCCCAGCCCGATTACCAATTCAACTGGCACCATGACCGCCTAATAGATGCCCTGCAAAGATTAGCAGATAGGCAGTATAAACGGCTTATAGTAATGATGCCCCCACGTCACGGGAAAAGTCAGCTTGTTTCCCGTCTTTTCCCGGCTTGGATACTTGGGCGCAATGGGAACGAGCAGATAATACTATCGTCATACTCGCTTGACCTTGCAAGTGCAATGAATCGGGATTGCCAGCGCATTATTCAAACGCCCGCCTTTTCTGAGATGTTTCCAGGAACCCGATTATCAGACGGAACGGGCGAAGCGATAAAGACGCAAAAGAGGTTTGATATAGTAGGCAAAAAGGGCTACTATGTGAGCGCGGGCGTAGGTGGTGGTATTACGGGCGTAGGTGCTACCGTGGCCATTGTGGACGACCCGGTAAAGAACGCAGCAGAGGCAGACAGCACTACCTACCGGGATGCCGCATGGGAATGGTACACCACGACCTTTAGAACCCGATTTGAGCCGGATTGCATAGAGGTAATATGTCAAACCCGTTGGCATGAGGACGACCTAACAGGGCGCATCCTGCAAAGAACTGCAATAGGTACAGATACTCAAATTATCAACTTCCCAGCCATCTGCGAACAAGCAGAGGAAAGCCGGAACGTAGGCGAACCACTTTGGGAAAGCAAATACAGCCTGGAAAAGCTAAACGAGATCAGGCAGGAAGTAGGAAGCCGGGCATGGAACGCACTTTACCAGCAAAGGCCGGCCCCGGATGAAGGCAGCATTTTAAAAAAGGCATGGTTTAGGACATACCGAGCGGCCGATCTGCCAGACAGCCCGGTAAATTTCTACTTTGATACGGCATACACTGACAAAGAGGCGAACGACCCAACGGCCGGAATAGCCTACATTAAGCGCGGGCCAGACTTCTATATTTTGGCATGTGTAGAAAAGTGGCTGGATTTTACCGGGCAAATTGCCTGGATTCAAGCTTTTGCAAACGCCAACGGGTACACACCGCGAAGCCTTATAAGGATCGAACCAAAGGCAACGGGTAAATCAGTAGTAGAGGTTATCCGAAAGCAAACCGGGCTAAACGTGAAAGAAGCGGACGCGCCCAAAGACAGTAAAACAGCGCGGGCAAACGCCGTTTCCCCCATCGTAGAGGCGGGCCGGGTGTTTGTGCCTGAAGGTATGCCGTGGGTAGATGCCTTCTTTGCCCAGATAGCAGCGTTCCCAAACGCGGCACATGATGACATGGTTGATTGCCTGGTTGGCATGATACAAAGCGAACAAACTACGGGCGTTCGGGTACATTCTACGGCCCGTTAATTTTGTCCAATCCGTACCGCCACAACCCATAACACCCCCGCCGAAACAAGCTAAATTTGTGTGCAAACAAACACAAAGACCATGGCTTGTACCACATTACTCCCGGCTCTTGTAAGTAACGACGCTTGCATGACCACCAAAACCGGGCAGATATTCAAGTTCTACCATACAAGAGCAACGTCAGCCGATGTACTTACAGACGTTACCGATGACACAGAATGGGCAACCCGCCTGAGCCAGTCAGCAGCTATTCCAGGCAGCGGCGCCGCTCCAATACGTCAATGGTCTGTAATTGGATCAAAGGCTGAAGGCGAAGTTTCAGAAGTTGAGCTTCCTTTGAATGGCGTTTTCTCTACCAAAGGGAATACCGTTATTCAGCTTCGTTGTTACGACCTGACTACTGAAAACCTCGCAGCCGTTAAAACCTTCAACGATGCCGGAAGCAGCAAACAAAAGGCTTGGTTTGCCTTTGATGATGTTATGGCAGGCGGCGATAGCGGGATAAATGGGTATTTGCGCATGGATGTGGTTATTCCTGAAAGCAGCCAGGAACTTTCCCACATCGCAATTACATTCACGTTTAAAGGCTCAATAGGTGGGTTTGACACATCCCCACTCCCTGCCTTTGCTTCATACTAATACAAAGCGATAAACAAGCCAAAAAGCCCGGCCCTACCATTCGGGCGCGGGCTTTTTTGATATATGCAGCAAGCCACCATCAATGCACGGTTAATTCAGGTTGCAGCCGGAAAGCGGACGCATACCCACTACATGCGTACTGTGGAGCTTGCACGTATGTACAGCGCACTAAGTACGGGTGAAGGGATAGAGGAGTACATGAAGCTTTACGCCCGCCGGGAAGATAAAGCCCTATTTAAGCAGCGTGTTGAAATAACCGAGCAAATAACGCCCTCCATCATTGCCAATCTTTCGGCGATCTTGGAAAAGGCATACCGTTCGCACTATCGCCGGGAATTGACATACGGCGCGGGTGAACAGGCAGACGCACGGGCTGCGGAACTTGAAACCATGCTTGCAATGTACGCGGGCAAAATGGGGGTTGATAGGTTTTGCCAGGAGCGGCTAATTGAACTGAATTGCACAGACCCAAATACCTGGATCATTCAGGAATGGAAAGACTTTGACAATTTACGCGACTATGCAAGCCCGTATCCTTTTGAGGTTAAATCTGACATGGCGCTGGATTTCGCCTACGAGCGCGGGGAGCTTCAATACCTGACCGCGTTAACCTACGCGGCAAACCCGAAAGACGAACGCACACCACTAAAGGTTTTAACCTGCTACCAAAAAGACTTTGCCTCAGTCCTTCGCCAAACGCCAAACACAACAAGCCGTAAGGATGCCAGCGAGTTAATACCGGGCGAAGAAATAGCCATTGACGGGCATTTGTGGACTTATACGGAATACCGGCATAACCTTGGGTTTGTTCCGGCACACAGGGCGGGATACAAGCGCGACAAACGCACGAACGGCGAAAGCTATGTTTGGCCATTTGAAGCGGCAGACCCATACCTTAAGAAAACACTCAAAACCGTTTCTGAGCTTGACTTGACGGCCGCAAACGTGGCCATGCCGCTAACGATCCGTTATGGTGACATTTGCCAGGCTCCAGGCTGTAACGATGGATACACAGACGGCGGCGGCACCTGCAAAAGTTGCCACGGTACAGGGCGCAAATCTTCGCCTACCTCTGTTATGGAGGAAATAGTAGTAACCCCGATGCCAGACAGCCCTGATAGGATGCTGGATTTATCCAGGCTTTACACCCACGTACACCCGGATGTATCAATCCTGGACTGGCAAAAGGCATATGTGCAAGACTTGGAAAAGAAGTGTAAAAGCGCGGTACTGAATAGCGAGTTATTTAGCAAGGACGAAGTGGCACAGACGGCAACGGGAAAGAGTATTGATCAGCAGAACGCTAACGACTTTGTTTATAAGTACTTCAGGTTTTACGCGGAGTTTTGGCGGTTTACGGTTGAAACGTTCGCAGAGATTACAGGCAAGCGAAACGGCCTAACAGCTCAAATATTTGTCAGCCGTGACCTTAAGCTGAAGACGGTTGGCGAATTGATGGAAGATTTGAAGTCCGCAAACGATAGCGGAGCAGGCCCGGCCACCCGGCAGAATATCGAATGGGATATAAACCGGGCGATGATGGTGGATAGCCAAGAAGAGTTCAAGCAGTGGGAGATCCGGGAGCGCTTCAATCCTTTTTCTGGATACACTGAAGAACAAAAGATGGCATGGGCGCAAAGCGACCTAATACCACGGGCACAACGTGTTTTGTATGCAAACCTGGGCTACATATTTGACAGTCTGGAATTTGAAAACCAGGGCTTTTACCGTTTGCCATACGAACAACAAAGGCAGTTAGTAGCGGCGAAGGTTGCGGAAATAATGGAACAAACCGGCCCGGCGGCCCCGGCCTTAGCTCTGTAAGATGGAAGAGCTACTGAAAAGCATACGGGAATGGATAGAAGGGTTTGACAGGGATTTTGAGAGCCTGAAAATCAAACTTGAAAAGGATTTACGGAAAGTAGAGGCAAGCGTTTTAAGGCGGGTATTAGCGGACATTTTGCCGCTTTTGAAAGTAGAAGAGGGCGTTATTAAAAACACGGTTTCAAACATGGCAAAGGCCAACGTAATTGATCGGGTTTTTCTTGAAATACAGGCAGACGAACTAAAGCCCATCATTCAGGCATTTTCAGAGGCTCTACTATCAATAAGCGGGCGAAATGCTGAATACTACCTAATGACAGGGTTTGATACGGCGAAGGTGAACGCTATTGCAAAGGACACGGTACTACTTAGAAGCGTAGTTGGATTAGATGAAAAGGGGGAGTTAATAAAAGGGGGCTACCTGGATAGCCTATTCAAAAGTGAAGCGGCAAAGCAGGAAGTGAAACAATACCTGTTAACCGGGATAGCCACAAAGCAGGGGGTTAACCAGTTCCAAAGAGGGTTAAAGAACCTGATAGAGGGTACAAAGGAAGTAGAGGGGGCAATGGTAGGATATTGGAGGCGGTATGCCTTCGATCAATATGCACAGGTGAGGGAGGTTAATAACCTGCATTTTGCACAGGAGTTAAACCTCAAATATTTTGTGTATCAGGGTGGAATTATCCCAACAAGCCGGGATTTCTGCAAAAAGAAAAACGGACGGGTGTTTTCGGATCAGGAAGCCTTAAAAGATTGGCCTAAAGACCCGGATTTGATAGATAAAAAAACGGCCGCATCGTATAGGCCACTATTGGAAAGAGGCCGGTACAACTGTCGACACTTTTTAATGTGGATCTCTGAAGATCGGGCAATGGAACTTAAACAACGGGAAAATGGCGAATAGTAACCTAATTAGTATCGGTGAAACTGCACACCGTCTTGACATTGCGCAAGATGTGGCGGGGGATTTCCGGTGGGCCATAGAGTTCCTGCAGGAAGGCACAGACACGCCTTTGGATGTGTCAGACGACGACTTTTTGATGGAGGTGTACGATACGGACGGCACCACGGTAATAATGACGGGAACGCAGTCTTTTCTTTCAGATAGCATTGTTCAGTTTGAGATACTAACGGGTGATTACGAAGGAACGACAGGATGCCGTTATGATTACAAGGTTTTGCAGACCACAGCAAGCGGATTTAAAAAGGTATTGTTCAGAGGTAAATTCACGCTAACGAAATGAACACGACAGTCCGCATAGTAAGCAATAAGACCACCCTACGTTTCCCGGCTTCATTGCCAGGCGAAAAGGGGGAGGCGGCAAACCGTAGCGGCTGCGTAATGGTCAGCCCGTCAACGTCCGGATCTTCAGCCCTGACCACAGGAACGAGCAAGGCGGTTGTCCGTATCCCGTCCGAATTGGGCGGTATGGTGCTAACAGACGCGGGCGCCGGGCTTTCATCCCCATCAACTTCGGGCCCTGTTACCGTTCAAATGCGGCGCGTTCGGGCGGGCGCTTCAGTCAATATGTTGACCACCGAAATAGCAATAGACCAAAATGAGTATGATAGCGTAACAGGCACGGCGGGAATTATTAACCAGTCAAATAGGGCAGTACAAGCGGGCGACCACATTCATTTTGATGTAACCAGCGCGGGTAATTCTGCTTTAGGGCTTGTTATTTCATTCACATTCCAACCAGTTTAAAACATAAAAACAAACACACATGGCTACGTTTAACAAATTCAATGCTTTTGTGGAGCATGTAGCGGAGGGAGTACACAACCTTGGGTCAAATCAGTTAGTGGTGGCGCTGACCAATAGCGCCCCGACTTCATCAAACTCTGTACTTGCTGATATTACCCAAATCAGCTACACAAACCTATCAACCCGTAATATAACCACATCAACAAGTTCCCAAACTTCGGGGCTTTATAAGTTGGTGTTAACTGACTTGACTCTGACGGCTTCCGGCGGCTCAGTTGGGCCTTTTCAGTACATCGTTATTTATAACGATACGCCAACATCTCCAGCCGATCCCCTTATAGGGTATTACAACTATGGCTCTGCTTTGACCCTTGCAAGCGGTGAAAGCCTTACCATTGATTTCGATGCTGCAAACGGCCTTTTAACCTTGCAATAATTCATTGAAATGGCGGTTTCATTCCTAAACAATAAAATAACATGGCGGATAATGTAGGATATACACCCGGCTCTGGTGAAACAATCGCTACTGACGAAATCGGCGGCGTACAATATCAACGAGTCAAGCCCGTATGGGGTGTTGATGGTGTTGCAAATGATGTAAATGCCACAACACCGTTGCCAGTCGAAGTCATTGGAGAATTAACCGAGGCCATTGAGGCTATGCGAATGGCTATAATTTCGCTTACCAAATCGGTCGGCCTTGCACAGGTTAACCCGTTAACGGGCCGTCTGTTGGTTGACCAGTCTGCATTAACCCAGACGGTAAGCGGTACGGTAAGTGCAAACCAGAACGGCACATGGAACATAACAAACCTAACACAAGTCGGAAGCGCAAACGCGGCCATTGTGCCGTTTTCATTAGAACGCGGTGCCGCTGATAATTTGCGCCGAAACATAAACGTAACCTAACAATGGCCACTACAAACGGAAATAGAAAAATATTAGACCTGAAGCGATGGGAGCAGGTTAGCCCAGCTCCTTCGGCAACTGGTGCCGGGGCTTTAATAGCATCATCCAGACACTTTAAGCAGCAACAACTGTATATCAACAGTGCCACAACTGCTTGGTTATACAACCCAAGTGAAGATGGCTGGGTGGCATTGCCTACTGTTTCGCTTGCGGGAGTATTTCAGGGCGGCGCGGCGGGTGTTGCGGGGTCGTGGTCAACGGGCACAACCGTTGCAGCTTCATCGCTTACTGCTACCGGAGGCACTACGTCAACAATCATCACCAACCAAACCCTGGCCCGATCCTTGGCAGGGTATTCGGTACACATACTTTCAGGCCCAAATGCAGGGGTAACGCTTACAATTGTTTCAAATACAATAGGCGCAAATGCCACAATCACGGTAGATGCACAAGCCTCTGCCTTTACTTCATCAACGGTTTACAGACTTTGCACTCCGGTTTGGTATGTAGTTAGCGCAGGTAGCCATGCTTCCGGGTCGTTCAAAAAATACGATTTTGCAACGAACACATGGACGACGTTGGCAATCACTGGACTGCCTGCATCGTTTGGCACAGATGGCAAATTAGTTAACACGCCAAGTTGGTTGAATACCGATTACAAAGCATTTGCCACAGGGACGGCAACAGCGGGGGGAGCATCTACCCTTACCAATACAGCAAAAAACTGGACAACTAATCAGTGGACAAATTCTCAAATTCGTATTGTATCGGGTACGGGCGCGGGTCAGATTCGTACCATTGCGTCTAACACGGGGACGGTAATAACAACAAGTGCCGCATGGACTACACAACCCGACGCTACCTCTGTTTATTCTATTGAAGGGAATGACGATTTTCTGTATTACATGGGTAACAACGCAGTTACCATGTACCGCTACTCAATTTCGGGAAATACTTGGAGTACCCTGTCTCCAACTGCGGCAAGAAGTGCAGCTCCAGGCTTGGGCATGTCCGCACATTGGATTCACAGTGTAACCGATACTAGATGGACAAATGAAAATTCCATCATTAATGGGCAGCGCATTTATTCATTCAGGGGTAATACCACGACACACCTTGATTACTATGATATTGCCGCTAATACGTGGGTGTCTATAGTGCCTTATGCACCTGCGCAGGAAACATTTGCAACCGGGACAAAGTACACCTATTTGATTGATAAAATCTACATTCAAAAGGAAGCGACAAACAGGTGGTTTGAGTTTGACATTGCGCAGCAAAACATGACGGGATGGACTACAATGGCACTAACGCAAGGTGCCGCACTTGCAGGCGATACGGCGTTCGACGTGACGTATTATGACGGAGCAACCGAGATTCATTATGTCTATATGTTGATGAACACCTCTACACTCACGTACCGACAAATGGTAATTTAATGGAATCACAAAATATTGAAATCACAGCGCCCGAAGGCTTTGACAATTCTGAATTGCTGGACTTATACCGCACTCGAATAAAATTCCTTGAGGGTATAATCGAAGCGGCGACAAGCCGGGGCGATGTTGATGAAATCGTAAGGATTCAGGCAGAAATTCAGACGGTAACAGATGCTATTAACGCTCTTACGTAACCAAGCAAGCGGCGGCGCTTATGTACTCAGTGCCGCCGCTGCAATATTCACGCTGACGGGGCAGGATGCCGGACTAAATAGAGGTGTACGGTTAACAGCCGACCCAGTGACGTTCACGCTGACGGGGCAAGACGCTGGATTAAGCAGAGGCGTAACCATAGCAGCCGACGGTGGTACGTTCACGCTAACAGGGCAGGATGCCGGATTAAGCAAAGGTGTACGCTTAGCGGCAGATAGTGGTACGTTCACGCTAACAGGGCAAGACGCTGGATTAAGCAAAGGTGTACGCTTAGCGGCAGATAGTGGTACGTTCACGCTAACAGGGCAAGACGCTGGATTAATCAGAGCCTCTTTATTGACGGCTGATAGTGGAGTCTTTACGCTAACAGGCCAGGATGCGCAATTCTCGCAGGCGGGGCAACTAATTGCAAGCGCGGGCGTATTCACGCTCACTGGAAATGATGCCGGACTATTGCGGGCGATTCGCTTAACAGCGGACGCTGGAGCGTTCACCCTTACGGGCAATGATGCCGGATTTTTAACAGGGCAGCGATTGACCGCCGATGCTGGGGTGTTCACGCTAACAGGCAATGATGCCGGATTAAATAGAGGTGTACGATTAGCGGCAGACTCAGGCGCGTTTACCCTGACGGGGCGCGATGCCGGATTGGTCAAAGCATCAAAGCTGACAGCAGACGCTGGCACGTTCACCCTGACAGGCCAGGATGCGCAATTCTCGCAGGCGGGGCAACTAATTGCAAGCGCGGGCGTATTCACGCTCACGGGAAATGATTCCGGACTATTGCGGGCGCTTCGCTTAACAGCGGACGCTGAAGCGTTCACCCTGACGGGCAATGATGCCGGATTAAATAGGGGCCGGTACATTGCAGCGGACGCGGGAGCGTTCACGCTAACGGGTCGGGCGGCAGGATTGGTAAAAGCCTCAAAGCTAACAGCGGAGGCGGGAACGTTCACGCTAACTGGATACGCGGCCGGGCTTAGTGAAGCGGGTGTCTTTTCAGCCAATACCGGAACATTCACATTATCCGGGCAAGATGCCGGATTTGTAAGGTCTTTGAAAATAACGGCTGACGGTGGAGTTTTCACGCTAACAGGTAGAGATGCCGGATTTATTAGGGCGTGTGTTCTGCCTGCTGAAAGTGTAGGATTTGTTTTAAGCGGTCAGGGTGCAAACATTGTTTATTCAGGGGAGGAAATTTTTGTGCCTATTGTGGCATTTTTTTACTAACAAGAACAGAAACATGACAAAGATTCAACTACAAAACCTCGTAGCCATTTGTGATCTGGCACAAAAGGCCGGTGTTATTAACCCTGAAGACATGCTACCGGCTGGCATATCCAGGAAGGCAGCAACCGACCTACTGGCAGAAATGACAGAGGACACGCAAAAAGTTATTATCGAAAAGGCGAACGACAAGCCAAACGCAGCAAAAGAAAAAACCAACTAAACACAAATATCATGGAAGCAGATGCTAAAGAACTACGCGAAATTATCTCCATAAAAACAGGGATTGACGAAGACACGGTTAAGCAAGTTTTAGACGAGTTACCGCACTCAGTAGCGGGCTGGTTGCTTGGTTACGGATCAGAGGGCGTAAACGAATACCGGGGCGAAATGCACGGCGGTTTCATTTTCACGCTAAAAGAACGCGGCGAAAGCGAAGGCCACGGAGTAGCTGAAGGGGTTACTATCCCCCCACACTTTGAACTTAACATAAAGGCTCATAAAGTCTTTTTGGACAAGATAGGCGAGCACTTTCACTTGCCTATAAAGAACTAACAAATGGCTGTAAGGGTAAAGAAGATTGCAGACGATAGTCTATTTTCTTTCACATGCGCACAATGGGCTATGATGGAAGCGACGGATAAATCCGACTGGACTATCCTTGAAAACACATGCGGTCTTGTAACGCAATTGTCCTACCCTTACGCAGCAAGCGAATTTTTCTACACTCTTGATGGCCTGGTAGCGGCTGACGACCCATTGCAGATCCAAACGCAGGACGGTGTTAGCACAATACTATTCAAGAATCAGGCGGCGGCCAAAGTATTGGCAGGCCCGGTTTCAGGTCCGGACGCATATCCAACGTTCCGATCACTCGAAACAACAGACCTGCCAGATATAACGGAGGTTGTGCAGGACGCAATAGGGCCGATCCTTACAGATACGGATACGGTTAACTTTACCTATACGGATTCCACCCCCGAAATAAAGGCAGACGTTCGCCTACAAATGTCGGTAACTTCCGATGCTTCAGGGGTTAAGTTGTCCGGGGATAGTGCAAGCCCTGGTAATAGTAAACTTTATGGAACGGATGTAAGCGGCGTAAAGGGGTGGTACGATCAGCCTTCAGGCGGCGGCGGCGGCAATTACCAGACTCTACGCGACGGCGGGGTTGATGCTACGCAAAGAGCTGCAGCAAACTTTGTTGATACGGCGCGAATTTCGTTTACCCTGACAGACGACGCGGGTAATAATGAAACAGAAGTTAATGCTGATATAATTGCCAATTCGATCGGCAACAGCCAACTAAGGCAGGGCGCGGCGGCTTCTGTGATTGGCAGAAGCGCGGCAACGGGGGGCGATGTGGCAGATATTGTAAGCAGCGCAAACCACCAAGTATTAAAGCGTAGTGATACGGGTACTTTGATATGGGGCGCTGTGACAACTGACAACATCGCCGACAATGCCGTAACAACAGCCAAAATAGCAGACAGCGCCGTAACAACAGCCAAAATAGCCGACAGCGCCGTAACAACAGCCAAAATAAACGACTTAGCAGTTACTACGGCGAAGCTGGCTGATAATGCCGTGACTACGGTTAAAATAACGGATTTAAACGTTACTACGGGCAAAATAGCTAACGACGCGGTTACATACGCCAAACTACAAAATGCAGCAGCCAATAACGTTGTTTTAGGGAATATAAACGGCGCTGGTACTGATTATGAGGAGTTAACGGTTGCAAACCTTTACACTCTTTTAGGCATGACAGGCACGGCAAACCGTTTTGCACTCTGGACAGGTGCAAACACGCTAAGCTCTGATGCTGCATTTACTTTTGATGCAGGTAACGACCGGATGACCATAACAGGCACGATTGCGGGCCTTGGTGCAAACAACGCCTTTTTAAATCTCAATTCCGGCGCCATTGCAGGGGCAACCGAGTTTCTACGGATGTCCGGAAATATCACTGCGAACCTGATTGCGGGGCAATACAATGCCAACAACGCAAACGTGGATTCAAACTGCATTTACACTATCCTGACGGGTGGAGCTAACGCGGGTGATCCTGTTATGCAGTTCACAATTTCGGGGGTGGTTACTCACTCTATCGGGATTGACAATAGTGACGCCGACAAATTCAAGATTACGCCAAATGCAGCAAGGCCGGGCGCAAATGCTAATAGCGGGCTTATTATCACTAACGCGGCGGCGGCTCGTGTGGGTATTAACAAAGATGCTCCGGCCCATGCGCTTGACGTTGCAGGAGTAACACAGGCGCACCAATTCAGGAACCACACGAACGCATGGGTGGCTGGTAATGTAGTTTTCGGCACGGGTGCAGGAACCGGCCCCGTATTAAATGAAATTGTAGGCGGTGTCAATGGTCTACGAATACGCTTTACCACAGGCACAACCCCAACCAACAACGGCGATATTTTAACAGCTACTTACCCGACGTCGTTTGGTGGTGAAAGTTATGTAACGATGTCGGGACGCACTACGGTTGCCTACAATGACGAACGGGCAAAGTTTTACATATCAGCAGCCGGCGCAAACAACTTTACCCTAAAGGCAAACGGAACGCTAACAGCGTCTAAAGAATACCATTTACAATTTACCATCTTTGGTATAACCCTTGGTTAATTATGATTGAAACAACAGGCGGCCGTTTCGTTATCGAGGATGACAGCGAACAGCAATTTAACGGCTCATCTATCATTTGTGAGCCGACCTACATAGAACTTCAGGAATCGTTTGCCGTCCGGCTTAATGTGGTGGACAGCGTAACGACCACCGTATTAGCTTACGGATACTTGACAGTGACAAAGGCAGAGGTAGACGCTGAAACTGGAAGCGGAACGGGTGAAACGGCACCCTGGTTTTCTGCCTTGCAGGAGGCGGTAATAACCAAATTAGAAGCATTGACCGGGAATGGTAGCATAACGTTTACGGTGGTTTAATTCGCCGAATCACTATATTTTTGACATAGGCAAAATTTAAAGCGATTATGGGGAAAATACAGGGCGAATTGCGCGGAATCCCTGCAATATTAAGGTCTAACGCTATTGACCTGGTTTGTTTTGGAGCGATACAAATGCAAAGAGCAAGCAACCCGGATGAAAGCATTGATAAAATTGTCCAAAATGTATTGGATACATTCGGATTGAATGAAACACTTTCACACGGGGCCGCAAAAACGGCATACTTCAGGAACATAAAACTATTTGTGGAAACGGGGCTATGAGTGATTATATCTACGCAGAAAAAGACGGGGCAAAACAACGCTTCACCCGCAAATCCTGGGACGTACTCGGTACTGATAAACTCGGATGGGTAGAAGTATCCCCTGCACCTCCACCCGTTCCCAAAGAGGTGGACGCGGCACTAACACGGCAAAGCACAAGCCTTAACCCCGAACCTAAAAAACGCGGCCGCAAATGATTACAATTCGCAACAAACAGACCGGACGCACACACAGGATCACACCTGAAAACCTCGGCGAACTTTATGCCAGAGGCGATCAATGGCGTACCCTTTACGAAGTTATCCAGGAGCCACCCGTTCCTAAAGAGATAAGAAAATTGTCCGTTACTAAAAAAGCGGAATCTGACAACGATGGACTTTCAATCAACAATGATGGACTTCCTCAGCAAGACGCTGGGCAAGAACAATGAAGAGTTAACCGCGCTACTCTTTCAAAAAGCGGATGACGGAACGCTAACCGACCAAATAAGTGATGACGCTCTTTCTCAGTTAGAAAACCTCCACCAAACACACCTTCAAAGCCTTCAGGACGACGCTGGTAAAGATCAGTACAATGAAGGCCACCAAAAGGGAAAGTTTGAAGCATTATCCAAAGAGGAGGAATGGCTCAAAAAGTCATACAACCTCCAGGGTAGAGGCAAACTACGCGACCTGATAGCAGAGGCTATCCAGGCGAGTGCAAGCCTGACAGAAGACAAGGTGCAAACGCACCCGCTTTTTGTCAATGCCAAAACAGCATGGGAAGAGGAAAAAAGCCAACTGATTGAATCGCACACGGCGCAACTTTCAGAGGCAACAACTAAAGTAGAGCGACAAATGCGGTTTTCACAGGTGTCACCCGTCATTGACGAGGCACTTATCAAAGCCGGAGTTTCCCCCGATTTCCTTAAACCGGCCGCAAAGCGGGCTTTTCTCTCACAGTTTGAGGGTAAAGACTTTGAAGTTACTGATACGGGTATTTACATCAAAAACCCGGACGGAAAACTGGAAAAGGACGCACACGGCCACCCTGTTAAACTTGATGCCTTTGTAGGTCGGGCCGCTTCTGAGTGGTTTCCAATCGAAAAGCAACCAACGCGACAGGCTCCAGGGAATGACCCGGCAGACCCGGCAAAGCCCGCAACCAAGTGGACAAAAGAAAACGCACCAAAAACGCAAAAGGAATTTGACGCGATTTATTCAACGCTGGAAGGCGAAGAGGCGCGCGAATTTACAAGGGCGTTTTTAGATGCAAACGCACCGGAACCAGCGACATGATGCAAGGTTAAGCGGGGCGCAAAACAAAAAACAAACAAACAAACACAAACACTATGGCTATTACTAATAGCGCCCTACCTCTTGTTATAGAGAAGGCCTCTACCCGCTGGCCTGGCAGTATGTCAGAGCGTGATTTTACAGCCCGCATTGACACCCTTCAGGCATTAAGCGCACAGCAAACAGCCCGCATTGAATACGCCAACCTTCCCGACGGCGTAGATGCCCGCATTGCATGGATGGATAATTGCGATCTTACTGTGGATAGCTACGTTTCCACAGATTGCACGTTTTCCGGCCCTGAAGCGGATACTTACAAAAAGGATCTATCTATTGATCAGGCGCGGGAAACCAAGTTCAGTGTACCACTCGACGCATGGCGCGATAACCTTTTCGGGTTCTCTGACGCTGTGGCAACAAACCTCAATAAGGTAATGGTTGCGCAGGCTGAATATGTGGCAGAGTATTGCGTAGGCGTGTTTAACGCAAACCTGGGCGTTAACACATACAACAACGGCGGCAACTGGACTATTTCAGGCACTACAAACACAGTTCCGGGCGCTGAGTGGGAAAGCACCGCTATCATGGGTAAGATGCTGATTGCAGCCCGCAAAAATCGCTTTGAAAATCCTTATGTGATTTCAGGCGAAAACCTGTTCCAGCTTGCATACATGGCCCGTACCAGCGCGGCCAACGGCGAAGGCAAGGGCGATTTCCAGCGTGTCAACGAAATGCCGATCTACAATGACATTTGGAACGTTGACGACGTGAACAGCGGCACTTTGATTTCCTACCTGATTGAGCGCGGCACGTTTGCCTTCCTATCAAAAGGGTACTACCCAACGACCCCGGAAACACTTAACGGCAATTTCCAACGCTTCAGCATCCGTAATCGCTTTTTCCCGGCGCTTGTGCATGATGTGGAAACGCTGACGGATTGCAGTACCGGCACCTGGAAACAGCACTGGAAAGTTATTCCACGCTACAAACTGGAAATTAACCCGACTGGATGCACGGCAACCCGTACGGGTGTAATTGCACTAACCAACGGCGGCGGCGTGTAAGCGGCTGACGTGACAAAAAACAAACATTTCAACACAATGAAAAATAAATTCATTTTCCCGCTTTTCGTCTTTGTAGCCTTTGCTATTGGCCTTGTTGCCTGGAATTATCCGGAGAGCGAGTACCAAACGGCGGCCACAGCGCCACTTTCACATACATGGAACAAGGACACCATTACCAACGCGGCAAACGATACGCTTTATCTGCCTTCGCGCATCCGTCCGGTAAATTCCGATTACATTATTGCCTTATCCATTCACCGTACATCTATTTCGGGTACGGCAAACCTGGCAGTAAAGGTAGAGGAAAGCGTATATTTGTATAACGGCAGTACACCACCAACACGGGGATGGGTAACATCATTTAACAACCTCGGATCAGCAGCCGACACAGACGCGACGACGGCAACTGATGAAACGATCCGAATACCGAACGCTTACGGGCGTTCCTACCGGATTATCATTGATGGCACAGGTACGCAGTCAACGTCTTACGATGCTGCTATTCTGATGAAAAAGAAGAACTAATCTGAATTTTGCCCAATATCAGGGGGCCGGGCTTACTTCTGGCCTGGCCCCTTTTTAATTTTCACAAATGGCTGCAATAGATACGACATGTTTTGATGGAGTGGTAGGGCTTGCAAATTGCGCATGCCCCTGCCTTTCTGACGTTGCCCCTGAAGGGTACAACGAGGCAACAAGCGGCCTATACATTGCCGACATTTTGCCGCTCGAAATGGCAGACGGCGCGGATGACTGTAACGACCCAGATAATCCATGGAACGTCCTGGAGCGCGGTTTATCAGAGGGCAAAAACATGCTCGTTAAAGACCTGAACGCGGGCCTAATGAAGCGCAACCAGCTTACCAGGCAGCCGTTCAACGGGCTGATTGGGGAGAAAGTAAGCAGGGATGTAGTCACACTATCCAAAGCCTACGCAGGTATGCGCATATGGGCACCAACCATAAAAGGCGGGTATTTGCGGATAAACAAATTAGGCGGCGTATTCAACACATCCGGCACGGTAACAGTCCGGGTGTACGATCAGTTTAACGTTCAAATAGGTAGCCCGGTTGCCATAACGGTAACAGCTGGAACGTACAGCACGGCGAACACTTCTTTTGTATTGCCTCTTTGGCAGGATGGGGGAATTGATACACAGTACTTCCTGACATACCAGGTAAGCGGTACACCGGCCCCGCGTGCAGTACGGGCATGGTGTTCGACCTGCAACGGGGTGAGCGTTCCGCTATTCAGTACAACACGACCCTGGACAACAACAAATAAGTGGAGCCGGAATCTACAATGGGCAAACTGGCTCCAGGTGGGCGGCTTCCAAGCGGATAACCTCACTTCATTTGATCTTTTGGCAGACCAACCCGGAGCGGACAGCGTATCCAATGGCCTTGCAATGGAGGTTGAACTAACCTGCGACCCTGTGAGCGCTGTTTGTCTTTCTGGGCTTGATTATTCCGACCCGGTTTCCCTATCTATTGCCCACGCTTTGCGGTATGCAGCAGCCATTTGCACGGCTGAAAAGATAATCAGACGCACAACCCCATACCGCAACGCACAGGTAGCACGGGAGATACTGGCACAGGATATACAACAGTGGTGGGCGGATTATAAAACAAATGTCGAGTATGCCACCTTCCATGCCAACGTTGGAAATACAGATTGCGTTTTTTGCAAGCCCGCTTTTTCAATGGGCGTACAAAGTAAATTAGTGTAGTATGACATTCGAGGCAATAATTCAGGAGTACAGCAAAGCGGTAATTGAATCCGGGTTTGTGTCAAAGGTGGGCGGGCTTGCTCAGGTAGCAAGTGTAAGCACACCCGGAGGAAATCAGACGGTTGTCATGGCAAAACTATTGCCGTTTGAGTCCGGCACATACTCGACTATTTCACCCGACAGCAAAGAAACGGGTATTGCATTTTGGCGGGCAAGCCCAACCAGGATCACACGGCAAAGCGCCTACCTATCAGAACACCAAAACACGCTAACACTTACTGTATGGGTGAATGGTGACAAAGTGAAGCTATCCAGTGACATGGATGCTATTATGTACCTGCAAAAATTGATTGCAGGACATAGGCCGAAAATAGACCAAAACAGCCCATACCGTAGGGTAAGTATGGAATTTATAGGCGATAGCTTAGGAGAGGTTGTAACGGGCTATGGATGGGATGGGTTAAAATTCAAATACCACGAATTGCCGCACCGTCTTTTTAACCTTCAGTTTCGCTTTTCGGCTTTTGTCGGGGCTGGATGCACAACGCCAACGGCGCATATAGTTACTACGGTATGCTAATACTCGAATCAATAAGCGCGGCGATTAGCGCCTGGGTAATATGCCGGGTGCTCATGGAGCCGGGAATGATCTTTGAAAAGTGGGGTTTGTTTGTGGATGGGCTGGCAAACAAGGGCATGGAATGGATAGCGAAGCCCTTAGGGTATTGCGGTGTGTGCTTTTCCGGCCAATGGGGTTTTTGGTTCTACCTGATCGCATGGCGTGACCGCTGGCAGGCGGGGGAGCTAATAGCCTTTACACTTCAGACAATAGCGGCCTTCATGGTCATTGATTACATAAAAGAAACAGGGCAAACATGGTTGAATCAATTGAAAAGAGAATCCAGTTAACGGATAACAGCTTTGAGGCCGGAGGGGTGAAATACATCATTCACTCGAGCCTGAATATTGAACGTTACCGGCACCTGGACGAATTGCAGGTTCGGGCGGCATACGGTACAGATTACGCGGGGCTTTTTCGAGGCTTCCTAAAATGGGTAGAGCTGAAAAACGCCTCAAAGCCTTTTGATGCTGATACACATTTGCGGAATGTATTTGAGGGTGTGTTAAGAAAGCAAAACAAGCAGAACGACCCGCTTTTGTTGATCTGCACTTTGTTCTGCGATCCTGAGGGGGCAGACCGGACGGCATGGAGCGAAGAACGGGCAAACGAAACAATAGAGGCATGGAGCCGGGAAGGCTACGCGGTTGAAGATTTTTTCAAATTGGGGCTGGAATTTGTACGGCGTTATCAGGTCGCCTTTCAGCCCGATTTCCCGAATACTTCGGAAGCGGAGGAAAGCTAAAAGGGAAAGAACCTGAAAAGGAAGTGGCCATTGACACGGTGGTAAAAGATCAGGCTGGTTTTTGGATGTCGGTATTGACTACGGTTTCAACCACCACAGGAACACCATTAACAGACGTTCAAAAAATGGATGTGTTTGATTTTTTCGCCCTATTGGGCGTAGTGGAACGAAGGAACAAGGCAAGATAATGGGTAGCATAAGCGAACAAATACAGCGAATTGAAGCCATTAAAAACCGGCTTCTAAACCTGTCCGATGCAATAGCAACGGCTGGCGCTGATTTGTGCGCTGACATTGCCGACCGGGTTATAAACAGAGGTGAACGCGGTGAAGGCGGCAAATTTAGCCCGTATTCAACGAAAGAAGTTCCGGCGTTCTGGTATATGGGTAGAAGCCTAAACGCGCAAGGTGAGGCAAGGGTTAAGGCTAAGGCTAAAGCTAAAGAGGGCATGTCTTACAAAGAGTTCCGGGAGGCGAACAACCGACCGACGGCCTTCAAAAACTTTTCCTTTTCTCAAGAGATGTGGCGGGGTTTTGGCGTGAAAAAGGTGGAGGCGAACGGCGGGGATTATACCCTTGTGATCGGCGGGCAAACGAAAGAGAGTGAGGAAAAAATAGCCTGGATGTCCGGGCAAGAAAAGGTTTCAATCATTGCGCCGTCTGAAGAAGAGAAACGGCGGCTTTTGCGAACACTTACAAATAATGTGCTAAATGGCTAAGAAAAAATCTTTCAAATCATTGCCTAAAAAGGCTCAACGGGCGGCATTTGCCCAAATGGACGATGACGGGACGCGGCGCGGATCTGGGAAAGGCGGTTTTTCTTCACATGTAAAAGCATCTTCAAAAAAGTTGCCCCATATAAAAAGTGCAAGCCAAGCGGAAAAGTTAAGCCTTACACAAAAAGCGTTCAAATCAAAAGGGGCAGATAATGAACGGCAAGTAGCCGGACTTAAATTTGGAATTGATACATCAAAAAGGCTGTTAAGGTCTGGCACGTCAAGTGAAAAAAGAGAAGCGAAAGAGTTTCTTTCAACAGCAAGAGCCTTTAAAATAAAAAATAAGATAAAATAAGGTGCTAAATGGCTGACGAAAGAATAGACATAGACGTAAGCGGGGCGCTCCGTGACATTGCCCAACTTAATACCGGGCTTTCCGGCCTCCAGGCGGGCGCAAAGAAAGCGGGGGCGGCCTTTAATGATGCCTTTAGTGCTGATGAGGCGCAAGGGGTAGCTGATGCCCTGGATGACCTGCAAAGGCAGTACGACAGCCTTAAGAAGTCAGCCGACACTTTGAGAGGTGCACTAAGGAATGCCACGAACCCGGACTTAATAAAAGTATATGCCTCCAATATCGCAAAGCTGGAGGCTGGGATGCACAAGCTAGAGCAGACGGGCAAAGCGGCCGGGGTTAACCTGCAAAAGGTGAACGGCGCGATGGACGTTGGAAAAGAGGTTGTGCAAAATTACATCGGCGCGTTCACTAAGGCCACTATTATCATTGCCGCTATTGACGCGGTTTTAAAGTTTGGAGCGGAGGCGATAAACCTTGCAAATCAAACGGCAAAGGCTCAAAAGCAGTTTGAAGCGTTTACGGGTAGTGCTGATTCCGCCAGCAAAATACTTCAGGAATTAAAGGGGTTTGCAAATGAAAAGGTATTACCCACCGATGATGTTTTCCAGGCCGGGAAAGCGCTTTTGGCGTTTGGCGAGGAGGCCGACAACATTGTGCCGGTATTGGGCCGGATTGCTGATGTATCGAGGGCAACGGGCAAAGACTTTAACGAACTAACGACCATATACGGCAAGGCGCGGGCGGCGGGTGTGCTGTATGCTGAAGATATTAACCAGTTAGTTGATGCTGGAATTCCTATTATTCAGGAGTTCGCAACGCAAATGGGCGTTTCTAACGACCAGGTGAAGAAATTGGCCTCTGAGGGGAAAATCAGTTTTGAAGAGCTGCAACTAGCGCTCTTCAATATGACAAAAGAAGGCGGCAAATTTGCCGGTCAAGCTGAGGCAGGGGTGACGGCTGGCGACAGATTTAGTGTGTCATGGTCAACGGCACTTGAAAAAGTCGGGACGAAGTTAAAGCCCGCTTGGGATAAAATACTCGATGGGTTGTCGGGTATATTAGATAGCGTTTCTAAACTCGCAGAATCAAACAGTTTCAGCGAGTTTCTGGAAAACAGCGCAAAAACCGTTTTAAAAGTTTCCCCCATACTTGGGCAGGTTGCGAAGTTTTTTAACGTCTTTCAAGATGAGGAAAAGCAAGGGGCTTTTTTTGACTTACCAAATGCCGAACAAGCCAAAAAAGACGCGGAAGAAAAAGAAAGAGTAGAAAAGGAGGCCGAGCAAAAAAGGAAGGATGCAGAAAAGAAACAAGAAAAAGAAAGGGCCGAACAAAGGCAAAAAGAGGCAGACAAGCGTAAAAGAGAATTAGAGGCTCAAGAAAATCAAAAGAACGCCCTCCGTATCCGGGCAATGAAGGACGGCGAAAAAAAAGAAATCGCCCAGGAAAAGCTACGCTTCGCCGAACTGAAAAAACAGCTTGAACTGTACAATCTGGACACGACAGATGCAACGGAGCAGCACGAACAAAACATCCTGAAAATACAGGCTAAATACTTTGTTGAACGGCTTAACAAGAGCCAGGAAGAGATCAGAGCCGCTGAGGCTGCATTAAAAGAGTTACAGGATCTTGAAAACAATACAGCCGCCGAACGGGTAGCCAATGCAAAGAAACGGGCTGAAGATGTTTTTAACGTCCGGGAATCTGAAATAAACCTACTGGAACAACAGTACGCCAACTACCTGGCGCAAATGCGAAGTGATGGAGCCGACGAAAAAGCCATAGGCGAACAGCAAATAAAGTTTGATAATGTAATTCAGGCAGAGCGCCTAAAGAATCAGATTGCATTTCAAGAGGCGCTACTCTCAACACTTGACGCGGGTGACACGGCGGCAATAGAACAGGCAAAAAATAATATTGCCCGATTAAAGGCAGCTTTAGAGGGTGTATCCATAAACATCCCACGGCCGGACGGTAGCGGTGGCACTTTGTTTGAGGGCTTAGGGTTTAACGAGGATCAAATAGCAGAGATACAGCGCGGAGCCGACAACCTTATTTCCATTATTAACGACGTTAGCGCCGCACAAGTAGAAAAGGCAGAACGGGCTATTGACGCAGCAAACCGTGAGCAAGAAGCGGCGCGGGCATTTTATGATGAACAAAAGGCGCTAAACGAGCAAGGGTTTGCCAATGACTTTGATCTGGCAGAAAGAAGACTTCAGGCGGCGGCACAACAAGAGGAACGAGCAATTGCCCAAAAGAAAAAGGCACAGCGCCAACAAATACTAATTGAATCGGCATTGCAGGCGGCAAACATAGCGTCCGCAGCTGCAAAAACATTCAACGCCTTTCCGGGGGCATTAACCCCGATTGCTATTGGCCTTGTGAGCCTTATGATAGGCGCGTTCATCGCCTCAAAGGCCCGCGCACTTCAGGCAACCAAGTTTCGAAAAGGTGGTGAGGGGTATGTTGATGGGCGCGGCGTAATTGTCGGTAATTCCCATGAAAGCGGCGGGGTAGGGTTTGAGGCTGAAGGCGGCGAGTTCTGGGGTTCTGACGGCAAGCGGTTTGGCATTGTAAACAAGCGCATGACCGCAAAGCACTTCGATCTACTTCAGGCGATAAACACAGACAACCGGGATAAAATGCGCGAAGCACTTTCCAATCTGGTTGCCCCGATTGACCGTGATCGTGTTATTGGCGCGGCGGGTGGATCGGTGGCTGTGGTAGTCGGCAAAGACCGCGATACATACAACCTACTGAAAGACTGGAAAAAAGAAGCTGGAAAGCGTAAAACGGTAACAGTTGCCAACGGGT